TCCATGTCGGCGCATTCGCTCCCCAGTCATCCGGCTCTGTGGCTTGCGCCAGCCGGGTCACTACGCCAATCGGCATCTTCTTTCCGGTCCCATAAAGGATAGCCTTGTCCAGCGCATAAACAATCGCTTGCCCCAACGCCTCCATAATCTCGCTAGCCAGAGACAGGTCGGAGTCCTCCAAGGTCGCATTGCAGATGGCGATAAAGCCGCCGACCTTGTAACCGTCAACTTCAATCTGGTTAAAGGAAAGCTCCAGCTCGTTCAGCTTGGCGCACATCTCGGTCCAGACGGCCTCAGGGACCGTGCCCATGATATTCTGGCGAGCCGTTCCGGGCACACTCCGCAGATTTACGCGGGAAATCATTTTAGAGTATTTGCTGATGTTCTCGCGGATCAGTCCAAGCATAACATCCGGGATCGTCAGTTCTGCGCCAGTAATAGACCGATTCTGTTTCCCAAGCTCACGCACTCTCGTAAGGAAATCCTTTACATCCTGCCGGGCGAAAAAAGCGTCGCGCCGCTGTGCGTCCAAGCCAAAAAAGGTTCTATTTTCCATGTCAAACTTCTCCTCTCGTTTTTCAGAATTTTGAGGTTTAGGCGCATTTCTGGCCAACTCCTCAATCTCGGTTTCAATGTCCTTAATTTCTCCTTCCAGTTTCCCGGTGGCATCTTCGTTTTCAGCTTTTTCCTGTTCGAACTGTTCTACCGCTTCCTCCACCGCAGACTTTTCCTCGTCCGTCTCAGCTTCATTGATGGACTGCTCCAGTTCTGCTTCTCTGGTCTGGAGCTGTTCTGCCGCCTTTCTAAGTTCCTCCAGTTGCTCTTTCTTTTCGTTAAGCCTCTTTTTCAGAACCAATGCTTTTAATGCCATTTTATTTCCCTCCAGTTTCATTCTGTTGATGTTGATTTAATCTTTTGAGCAATGTGTTTCTCCATGCGTCTATCTTCCGTTTCTGGATATCCTCGTAGTCTCTCTTTCTTGCTACCACTGCGGTATCTTCATAGGCCGGAAAAGTACAGACGCTCACCTCATAGAGCTTTACCTTGCGGATAGTCCAGTGAACACTACCGTCCTCTCGATTTTCTGTCTCCTCATCGAGAATCGAAAAACCAAAAGAGCATTGAGTGATGTCGCCTCTCTGTACACGAGCATATAGGTTCATTGCATCACTGTCATCTTGGTTGATTTTGATGCGACCCCATAGCCCATGATTATCCTCGCGCAACTCCAATGTGTTTGCCGTTGTCCTCCCTAGCACAAGCCGTGTCTCATGGTCTACCAAGGCTCTGATATCCTCATCTAACGTTTCCGAAAATGCCCCGCGAGCTACGCTCTCAGACGCTCCAGGCCACAGGTCATAGTTGCTGTCAAAAACGGAAAAGTATCCTTCGATATAGAGTTCCCCGCCATCCTCCGACCTTGTTTTAAATGCGCCTGATATACTTCTGGTCTGCATATCCTCTCTATTCAATGTTTTCACCTCCATTCAACTTGGCTTGATCTGCAATCATTCCCCTCGGAATGTAATTTTCTAGGATGACCAAATCATCCAGTCCAGGCAGCGGAGTCATGCCCAGCCAGTCCCGGACCTCATTCCCTGTCATAATCCCTCTGACATATAATTCCTGCCCGATGTTTGCCATATCCTTCATGTCGTAGGCATGAAGTGTCCGTGAGTTGAACCTGAAATAGAGATCTGGCGAATACAGGAGTTTAAGTGTCAGTTCCTGCTCGATCCTTTTCGATAGCGGCATGAGCTTACTGTCAACAAAGTTGTTCCACTCGTCCCTGTTGTAGCTTCCAACTCCGACCACAAATGGCGGGACTCCAATAATTCCGGCGACAGTTCGCTTGTCTATTGTTACTGAGTCGTTGATTGCAAGGTCATTTAGCGTAAGTGGTTTAATTTCTTTTACATCAAACATTTCTGCCGGAATCATCCAGGGTTCTCCTGCTTCTGAGGTCTCCAGGTAGCTATCTAGCAGTTTTTTCCGGCCTTCTCTGCTCGAAAACTCATCCGTCAGACCATCGACCTTTACAACGATAGACGGCTTCCACTTGGACTCCATAAATCCTCTTTTGGTTGCCGCCGCTTGCTTCAGGTTGTGAGCAACGTCTTTCAGCGTTACACGATATCCGTGACCTAACCACGGGGTTTCTGGATCTTGATTGATTGCAAAATGCAATACTTCATCGGGCCTAAAAGTTTGATTCCCGTATCGTATGTAGTAGCTCCTCCCATCTGGGATAAACGAGATCATAGAAGGCTGTAAAATCTCCAGGTCCTCAATCAAATCCCCTCCCCTGGAAAATTTGGGATAAACCACACAGTTCCCATCTCCGTCGATGAGGAGCGTTCGGACTATTGTGGAGATAAATGCGGATCTGGTGAGATTCCCACTTGGGTTGATGTCCAACTTTCTGGACAGGCCATTTTTAATCCGAACATCCCCGTCCTCCGTGTTCTGCATGAGGTGTATGGTCATGGACCCCATCAAATCGGCAATGCGCCCAGCCGCCATTTGTATTTCTGGGTTGTCAGCCAATCTTGTATATCCAGAAACGCAAAGCATATCGTAGGCATCAGTCGATAGCAGGAAACTAACCGCTGAATTAGGATGTCCGCGCGCTGTTGTATGGCTGCTTCGTTTTTTTCTGCTCAACGGCTATTCCTCCTCAAACCATCGTTTTGCTCTGTCTCTGCGCTCCATATCCTCTAGCTTTCTAATACAGGCAAATACAGATGAGTCAAATATATCGATTCTTTGCTCTGGCTGTACCTTGTCGTATTGGATCATATCATCCGTCTTTTCAACCGCTCTCACGTTCTGTACGCAGTATTCGTATGCTTCAGAATGGAGATAATAGAGTTCTCCATTTTTTGCCCGATCTTCAATGTAGCGGAAACCCTCGGATTTTTTGTAAAAGTATTGGGGCTGATCCAAAATTTTAAATCCCGCCTGCTTCATCCCCAGGAAATACTCACGGCAAAACTTTCGGTCATGTCCAACCTGTTTGATCTTAAACCCTTTTTTTCGCATACTGATAAACCAGTTGATTACATCAGCATGGTTAACTGTAGGGCTGTTACACATATCCAGCCAGCCATCATCTTTCCAGCCAAAAAGCGGTATTCCATCCTCATCGGCTTTTTTGTAGGCAGCGACTACCGGGAACCATGCGTGTGGGATAATGATATCTACATCGACCGTTTTGTTATCTTTCCTCCGGTATCCTTTCAGCGTCCCATAGAGCGCTGCTGCGGTCAGGTCGTAGAGCTTCGATAGGTCGGCCCCTCCATACCATGTGATAGGAAGTTTTGCCAAGTCCTCTATTGTCCAGTTGTACTGCCGGTCGCTCTTGCGGAATTCATCGATATCAAAATAGGCAGCCAATGCATTTGTGTAAACATTCAGTGACTTTGCGAAAAAGTCTTTTCTCTGCTGAGGGTCATTCTGGGCCTGCAAAGAATCATTCAGAATTTCATCTGGCCGGATGCTAACCCCGTAAGCTGGATTTGCCATCTCGTGGATTTTAGGGTCTGTATAATCTACACTCCCATCTTTTACCCCCTCCGGGGCGCAGCACATGAAAATGAAATACTGTTCATCCTTTACCGTTCCGTTCAGGATCTTCCTGCAATATTTCAATCGTTGCCCAAGAAACGCCTGTTCGTTATCTCCGGCAGTTGAAATTCCAATCAGGAGTTTGTTGGTATATGCCTTCATGGCCTCCTTAAAAAGGTTGTATTGCTTCGGCTGTTTAAATGCGTGAATCTCATCGCAGATAGCAATGTTGCAGTTTAGGGAGTCCTGACTGTCTGGGTTAGCGGCCAGCGCCCGAATATAGAATGAACCGTCTCCCAGTGTGGCCGACAGGCTGTGCTCGTTATTGTTGTCTATGACCCGCACAGACCCACCATCCCTGGAATCTTCACCCATCCGCTTTACGTTGTAGTTCAAAAAATTGAATGACTCTAACGATTGCATCAGGGCTGCGGATGCAATATACATCTTAGAGCCTGACCTTCGAAACAGGAGGGATAAGGCCCAGGACAGTGAGGCAGCAAAAGAGGTCTTTATGTTTTTTCGGGGAATGTAAATGAGCGCTTCGTGGAATCGTAAAATATTGGTGCCTTTAAGCCGGAACCCAACCAGGTTATAAATAATAAATTTATGGAACGGCTCTAACAGAAACGGCGTCCCCCGCAACGGAGTCCCGTCCAGCCTTTCTCCCTGCTGGTGGCAAATGGTCTTTTCAATGACCTGGATGCAAAACTCTGGATCTTTGTGGTTTAATTCATAGTCTGGATTATTTAGATCCTGAAAGAATCGGTCAACCGCCTGCTTCAGCTCCTCACAGGCGATTTTTTTCCCGTCCCGTATCGATGTGGCGTACTCCAGGACAACATCCCAGTTTTTAGGCTTCGATTTTGGCAAGAGCTTGCTCCAGCCCTCCGGGCCTTTCTTTCTTTGGCCCATCTCCGGTCATTTTTTTGTAGCTGCTGGGTGTCATCCCAAGCTCCCGCCAGTACGCCAAAGCGGATTTATTTAGATCATCCCAGAGCACTAAAAGAGGGTTCTTGGTGATGTTAGTCGCGCCGCCTTTGTTAGTGTATTCCCGGACAGGATGGCAGCCTTCGTCCCTATACTGCTTATATACCGCATCCCTTTGTTCCAGGATATCCGCCAGGGTGGAGATAACAGAGTCGTATGCTTTTTCTTCGTTCCCCAGTTCGGCCATCTGCTTTTTTACGAGACGCTTCCATTGAACTGCTGTCATCCTTACACCCCTTTCTCAAAAAATGGTCTCAGAGTTGGAAAGAGT